AGATAATTAAATAATTAAATCAACTATGGCACTTCAACAAGGACGCATAGGCAGCATACCAGACGCTATCCAATACGATGATGCAGATTATGACACTGCTATGGAAGTAGATAATCCTATCCGTGTCAATGCTGAACCAGTAGATGCTAAAGATGTACTGAGGCTAGAAGACATAGGTCTTGTAATCTATCCAATCAGCTCCGTCTTCATATCAGTAGTCTCTACCAATCCTAATACTCTACTAGGATTCGGCACCTGGGCAGCAATAGCTACTGGACAGATGTTAGTAGGCTACAAAGCAGCTGATGTAGACTTTGGTACTGTTGAAGCTACAGGTGGAGCTAAGTATCATCAGCATGCAGTTGATGTAGCAGTTACTACATCTGGTGCTCCGAGTGCTAATACTCTAGCTGACAATAATGGGGATGGAACAACTATAAGTGTAGCAACTGGTCTGGCAACTCACGCTGTTGATCCAGCATCTGTAATGTCAAATAGTAACAATAACTTACCGCCATTCTTTGTAGTTTACATTTGGAAAAGGACAGCCTAAATGCCATACATTGTGCAGGGTGATTCAGCAGAAACTAGAAGTGCTAACTATCGAGAGATGAACTTTGAGTACAAATACCCCTATGATCTCGACCTAGACCCAAAGTCAAAGTTCCATGAAGCACTTCGATCTAAGATCTGGCAAAGAGCTAATAATTCTCACCATGAAATTAGCAAGCGATTTCCTTCATGGCAAGAGATTGATAAAGTCCTAACAACTTACATTCCACTAACCGACAAAGAAAACAAAGTCAAAGATAAAGATTCTAGAAAACCAGTATCTATTATCTTCCCTTATTCATACTCTAATTTAGAATCCTTGCTAACCTATATGTCTATGGCATTCTTCCAGGATCCTATGTTTCAGTATGAAGGTGTAGAAGATGGAGATACTATCGGAGCTATGCTAATGGAGCAAGTGATTCGTCTACATTGCATCAAGACGAAAGTTCCCTTAGCTCTCCACACTATCCTACGTGATAACTTTGCGTATGGAGTAGGCATTGGAATCCCTGAATGGGTAAAGCGTTATGGTAAGAGGCCTATAAAGTCATCTATAATTACTGAAAGCGAATTAGGTTCTTCTGAGACTGAACAAGTCAACTATGTAGACGACTTAATATTTGAAGGCAATAGCTTAAACAACATAGACCCTTACCTTTGGCTCCCTGACTCTTCAGTCTCATCTGACAAGATTCAAGATGGTGAATTCATAGGCTGGATAGAACGTGACAATTATCTAAACATGCTTTCAGAAGAAGGTGATGGAGATGACTCCTTCAATGTCCAATATCTGAAAGGAAAAACAGACAAACGCTCTGCTCTTGCAATAGACCAGAGTGGGCGAGAAACTAAATTTGGTGGGTCTTCTAAGTCAATGCGACAAGGAACTACAACAACTTCCAACCCAGTAGATAACATAAACATGTACATTAACTTAATTCCAAAAGAGTGGGGATTAGATGGAGGAATCTATCCTGAAAAATGGTTCTTCAGACTTTCAGCAGATGATGTAATTACTAAGTGTCAAAAAGCCGATCACTATCATGGCATGTATCCTATGGCAGTTGCTAGTTCTGAATACGACGGCTATTCAATCACCCCTATCGGTCGTATGGAAGTCCTTCATGGTTTGCAAGGGGTTCTAGACTTTGAGTTCAACACACACATAGCAAACATACGCAAAGCCTTAAACGATATGTTTGTAGTCGACCCATACTTAATCAACATTAAGGATATGCAAGAACCTGGCCCTGGAAAGCTAATCCGTCTTCGTCGTCCTGCATGGGGACATGGTGTTAAGGATGCAGTGCAACAGCTACAAGTAAATGATGTTACTAGAGGAAACATAGCTGATGCATCTTATATCACTCAGTGGATGGATCGCATTTCCGGGGCTGATCAGTCAATGTCTGGTGCCTTACGCCAGGGAGGCCCTGAGCGACTAACAGGAGCTGAATTCCAAGGAACCAGAGGATCTGCTGTATCACGTCTGCAGCGAGTAGCGATGATAATAGGCACTCAGTTCATGCAAGACATAGGAACTATGTTTGCTGTCCATACTCAGCAATATATGACCAAGGATACCTTTGTCAAAATAACAGGTCGATATGAAGCACAGCTAAGAAAACAATTCGGCCCTAATGCAGTGCGTGCTAAAGTCTCACCACTTGACATGGCGATCAACTATGATCTGATAGTAAGAGATGGATCAATACCTGGAGGTAACTTCTCTCAGGCCTGGATGCAGTTGTTTCAAATAATAGGGACCGATCCAGACCTAAGAGGGGAATTCGACATAGTAAGAATCTTCACACATATAGCTCAGGAACTTGGTGCTAAGAATGTAGAAGACTTCAAACGTAATACAGATAGAATCCAACCTACTCAAATGGCTGATGAAGATGTAAACAAGCAGCTTCAAGCTGGAAATATTATTCCTTCAGGAGAATTTTAATGGAAGAGAAAAAAGAAGAAGGTGGTCTGGAAATAAATGCCACTAAGTCCCAAGTCAGTACATTCAAAGAATCAATCCTCTGGGCTGACATGAGTAGAGAACTTAATTTCTGGCTTGATGGATTTGATAAAGAACAAAGTCACATAGTGGATGACATTGCAGACAAGAACTTAACCGCTGCATCTGTAATTTCTCACTTATCATCGCTTGATGGGAGAAGGAAAGCAGTCCAATACATGCTTAGTTTACCAGATGTATTCTTAAATATACTGGAGGAGAAACATGACTCTAAACGTGAATGAACCTACAGATGAAAGGCAGGTAAGTGAACTGCCTAAATATATAAGAGAAGGAAGAGTAGCTGTCAATGCTGTATCTGGTTCTGGTAATGTAGGTGTCACCGACCTAACCATCGCTGCGGGTGTTACCTCCTTATCAGTCGGCACTGATGTAGGCTCTTACGGCTACGAAACAGTCATAGTAACTGGAACTGGTGTAGCTGACTTGGTAACCATCTTGGGTGGAACAGATGGGATGGTGAAAGTGCTCATATTCCAAGATGCTAACGTTGATCTGCATGACAGTGCACTAAAAGCTAATGGAACATTCTACCTAAATCAACTACCTGTAGCATCTGAATTCGCACCTGATCAAGATGATATCTTGGCGATAGTAAACGTAGGAGGTGATGGTGCAGCAGTTCATGGCTACTGGCTAGAACTCTATCGAACAATATCTGTAAAGTAAGATGATTAAATTAATTAATTAACTTAACGGGAGGCTATAAATGACCGAACTTGAAGACGAAATGGATGCAATGGCTAAAGCATTAGAAGATCCAGAACCAGGGATTGAAGATCCTAAGGATGATCCACCGGTAGATGATCCCCCTACTGACCCACCTGTAGACGATGATCCACCTGTAGATCCGCCTACTGATGATCCTCCTGTAATAGACGATCCTCCGGCTGACGATCCACCTGCCGATCCTCCAGTAGATCCTCCTATTGAGGAAGATCCTAGGGACATCGAGCTTAGAGAACTCAGAGAGAAGATTGTTGGATTAGAGACTCCTGCACCTGCACCTGAACCTGAACCAGATCCTGAACCTCCTGCTGAAGAACCAATCCCTCAGGAAGACTTCCTAGGAGAAACTGACCTTGATGAGCTAACCAGAGATCCTAAGCTATTCAATGCTCTGCTGAACAAAATCTATACAAAAGCCCGAACCGATGCAAGAAGCGATGTAAAACTTGGAAACGAATCAGTTGTTAAAGCTATACCTGATATAGTCAAAAATAACATAGCTCTAACAGCTACACTTAAGAAAGTAAATGAAGATTTCTATGCTGAAAATGCAGACCTCGTTCCATGGAAGAAAGCCGTAGCTACAGTCTTCGAAGAAAAGATGAGTGAGAACCCTGGGAAATCCTATAAAGATCTCCTCCCTGATGTGGCTAAGGAAGTAAGAACTAGACTATCTCTTCGTAAAGAAGCTATTGACACAACTAAGCCGCCTAAGCTACCAACTAAAAAAAGCGGTAAACGACAATCTACCAAACCTGATGTTACCCAACTTCAATTCGATATGGATGAGATGGATAAGGCATTAGGACTTGATTAAGGAGGTAACACAATATGTTAGAAGATAGAGGTGCACAACATGATAAGGTGGTTGTAGATAAATTCCACAATCCCTATGCAGATTACGAAATGACTACCCGTGACTATGTACTTCGGCCCTATACAGTAGCTGAAGCTATCACAATTACTCTTCCTGTTGTAACTGAAGCAAAAGGTAGAATTTACTCTATCGTTGTAGGTGCTGCTACTGGTGCTTTTACAGTAACTATCCAAGACAGAGATGAGAGTGAAGACTGGATTGCTGATATTGTTCTTAGTGAGAAAGGTCAAGGAGTCTTTGCTTATTCTGATGGAAGGCATTGGACATTTGCGCCAGTCGGAGTTCGTGCTGCTTCATTCTCAACTTCTAGAACCGATGCTGTATCGCAGATTCGCACTGATACAGTTAATCTAGTAACAACTGTAGCTTCTACTGTTAATCAACTTGAGGCTATGCGAGTCACTTTATTTGCAAATGTCCAAGCTGGTGATTGGGCTAATGCTATCTGTGCTGTAGTTAATCTCCAGACTAGTGGATTTGTACAAGGCTTAGTCGGTGTAGTCTGTGCTGAACTTGATATGCCTGGTAGTGCTGCTTGTGGTGCTAATGGAACTTATGCCTGCTATGAAGCTGAAATTAATCTTCCTACTAGTTTCACAGGTGGTGGTGTCCCAGTAGCCTTTTTCTCTTTGAATCTCTGGGGAGCTGAAAAGGCTCAGTTTGATACTAGTGGCTTACTCTTTGACCTTACTGGAGTAACAGTAGCATCTGGAAAATTCTTTCAGGAGAATACAGCAACTGCTGCAACTCATGCACTGAAATGTAGGATTGCTGGAACTCTTTACTATGTCTTGCTAACTAGCACTGGCGCATAAACCTATTAACTAATTGGAGGAAAACCAATGGCTAAAAATAAATCAATTCCTCAGACACGATCAGAAGCTATCAAGGCTGCTCGTGAGGAAGTTGTCGCTGCTGAAAAAAAGGCAGCTAAATCTAAATCTAAGTTCGGAGAATAAACCTAACATCTCGGGATAGGGTACTAGTCCTGAAAGCTGATTCCTGGTCAGTTTCCCGAGATTAACTTCAGGAATATCGACAGGAGATATTAAAATGAAGTTATCTGTATTAGATCGAATTATGTTACTGAATGTTCTTCCTAAAGAAGGTTCTTTTGCAAACCTTAAAATACTTAGGATTGCTAGAGAAAATATATCTTTTAGCGAAGAAGAAAATGGTCTCCTTAAGTTTAGACAAGAAGGAGATAAAACTCTTTGGAATGATACAATGATATCAGAAGGTAAGTTAGTTCCAACTGTTCCTGAATGTGAATTTATCTTAGGTAAAGTTGTAACTAATCTTATTGTTGAAGAACTAAAACGACTCAATGATACACAGAAATTAACTGAGAGTCACTTCTCATTATATGAAAAGTTCATGACTGAATAGGAAATACTATGCTTGAAGATAGATCATCTCAGCATGACAAAGTAGTAGTTGACAAATATCACAATCCTGCGGCTAACTACACTATGACTGTACGAGACTATGTCTTACGTCCTAGTGCAAATGCAGCCACTGGACCTATCACTATTACTCTACCATCAGTAGCTGCTGCTAAAGGAAGGTTCTATAGCATCGTAACTCGTGAAGCAGATGGAGTTAACTCTATAACTATCACTCATGCAAATGACTCAGAGTGTTGGACAGATGATGTAGTCTACTACGAAAGCTGTGC